GTGGGGTCCTGTCACCACCGTTTTTAGCGACACCAGGTACGCCGAATGATCACATTACGAATCGACTTGGAAACGTACAGCGACGTCGACCTGAAGAAGTGCGGCGTGCATAAGTACGTCGAGTCGGACGCGTTCGAGATCACGCTTTTTGGTTACAAGTATGGCGACGGCCAGGTCAACGTCATCGACCTAGCCCAGGGCGAAGAGCTGCCCGCCCATATCATCCTTGCCCTTTACGATCCCAAGATTCTGAAGACCGCATACAACGCGGCCTTCGAGCTGGCCTGCTTGAACAAGCTAATGGTCGACCCGCTTGACGTCACGCAGTGGAGATGCACCAGCGTCCACGCCCTCTACCTGGGCATGCCAGGCAACCTAAACGACGTGGGCCGCGTGGTCGGTCTGCCGCCTGACAAGCAGAAGATGTCCATCGGCTGGGGCCTGGTCAAATACTTTTGCCTGCCATGCAAGCCGACCAAAGCGAACGGCGGCCGCACGCGCAACCTGCCCCATCACGACCCAGCCAAGTGGGCTCTGTTCAAAGACTACTGCGCCAGGGACGTTGATTCCGAAGACGCCATCGCGCAGAAGCTGGCCAAGTTTCCCGTGCCCGAGAAGGAGTGGAAGCTCTGGCACCTGGATCACCGGATGATGACCCAAGGCGCGATGCTGGACCGCGACCTGGTCGAGGCTGCCATTGAGTGCGACGGGATCGTGCGCGCCCGCACCCTGGCCGAAGCAGAGAAGCTCACCGGCCTGGACAATCCCAACAGCCGCGATCAACTGCTGAAGTGGCTGCAAGAGGAAGAGGAAGACGACACTATCGTCGACCTGACCAAGAAGACCGTGCCCGGCCTGTTGGCCAACACCGACAGCGCCATCGTGCGCCGGGTGCTTGAGCTGCGCCAGGAGCTGGCCAAGACAAGCGTGTCCAAGTACCACGCCATGGCCAGGGCGATGTGCAAGGACGACCGCGTGCGCGGGCTGACCCAGTTCTACGGTGCCAACCGCACTGGCCGGTGGGCTGGCCGGATCGTCCAGGTGCAGAACCTGCCTCAGAACAAACTCAAAGACCTGGACCTGGCGCGCGACTTGGTGCGCAGCCGCCAGTTCGAGCTGCTGGAGACACTCTTTGGCAACGTGCCTGACACGCTTTCCCAGCTCATCAGGACGTCTTTTATTGCCCGGCCAGGGGCTACCCTCATGCCGGTCGATTTCAGCGCCATTGAGGCCCGTGTGATCGCTTGGCTGGCACGGTGCGCGTGGCGTCTGGATGTGTTTAAGACACACGGCAAAATCTACGAAGCGTCTGCTGAGCAGATGTTCAAACTGCCACCTGGATCGGTGACCAAGAAGTCACCCTACCGGCAGAAGGGCAAGATCGCCGAGCTGGCTCTGGGCTACCAGGGCGGAGCCGGTGCGCTAAAAACCATGGGCGCGCTGGCCATGGGCCTGACAGAGGACGAGCTGGACCCCATCAAGGACGCCTGGCGCGCGGCCAACCCGGAGATCGTGGACCTTTGGTACGCGGTCGAGCTTTCGGCCAAGCACGCGGTGATGCACAAAAACCAAACAAGATTGGCGGTAAACAACAAGTACTGCCCGGTGACGTTTACCTGGGAGTCGGGCTTTCTCTCAATCGAGCTCCCGTCCAAGCGCAAGCTGTTCTACGTCAAGCCACGGATCGAGTCCGAAGACCTGATCCGCGAGACCGCCAGCGGTGCGAGCTTCACTGTGGCGCGTGCCGGGTCTTTGACATACGAAGGCATGGACCAGAAGACCAAGACCTGGACCAGGCTCGCTACCTACGGCGGCAAGCTGGTGGAGAACATCACCCAGGCCATTGCGCGCGACTGCTTGGCCGAGTCCATGCTTGCCTTGGATCGGGCGGGCTACTCGCAACTGTTCACCGTCCACGACGAAATCATCGTCGAGACAGAAAACCACGATGCCCTGCTTGAGATCGAAGCGATCATGGGGCGGGACATTGCATGGGCACCGGGTTTGCCTTTGCGGGCAGACGGATTTTCAACAACCTACTACATGAAGGAAATAGACTGATGAACGCAGACGAAAAACAAGTGGGCGGCAGCCACTACAAAGACATGGCCGTGCAACCCTGGACCGTGATGCAGGCCGTGCTGACGCATGATGAGTTTGTTGGCTTTCTCAAGGGCAACATCATCAAGTACGGGATGCGGTCGGGCCGCAAAGACGGGACCGATGACAACGGCAAACTCCAGCACTACTTGGAAAAACTCGCAGAAGTGGAGAAGCCGTCATGGGCTTGAAAACACTAGGCCCAGCCGACCTGGCCAAGCTCTTGCGCAGAAGCGAAGAGACCATCAAGTCAGACGCGCGTCGCCGACCAGACGTACTGCCGCCCAGGTTCCGGGTGCCCGGCAGCAGGCGTCTGGTATGGCTGGAATCCGACGTCATCGCATGGATCGAGAAGATCAATGACAAACGACCAGCTTGAAGCGGCGACGGCCAAGCTGGCTGAGCTGCGCGGTGAAAGCCGCGCCACCGACCAGCAACTGCGCCAGGAAATCAGGGAGTTGTACCAGGCATTGCAAGCCCTGGATTTTGTATTTAACAAGGAGCTACCGACATGAGACACGTCATCGCCTTCTTTCAAATGCTGGGGTTCGTATCAACCCTAATAGTCGTGTGCTTCTACTTGGGCTATAAAACCGCTCAGCCGAAATGCCGCACCGTGGCATCGGCCTTTACGGAGAAGTGCAGATGAACGACGAAGAGCTTGATGACCTGGCAGTCACTGCCATTTCGGTCATTGCTTTTATCTTTTTTATTGCCGGTCTCGGCAGCATTGTTTGGTGGTTAATCACATGATCCAAGTTATTTTTGTTCCCGTGCTTTTCCTTTGTATGAACGGCAATTGTGAATTTATGCAAGCCCAAACCTGGTTCAAGTCCGAACAGCAGTGCCGCGCCGCGCTAGATGCCCAAAAAGAACACATGCAAAAGATGGCCCTCAAAGGCGGACAGATGATCACCCAGATCGAAGGCACCTGCATCACACTCAAGAATGGAATGTTATGAAAACACCAGAGGATGAAGCCTGGGAAGAGATGGAGCGCAGGCAGGGCGGGGGCTTCCCGGCCAAGCGGCAGATGGCTGCGGACAAGTTGGGTTGGCCACCGTCTTCCGTGCTAACACCCGAGTATTTGGCCGAGCAAGAAAACAAAAACAAAAAGATGCGGGCCTTGTTGGACGATGACGACGACATCCAGGACTACCGCAAACCCTGGCGCGGGCTGACCGATGAGCAACGGCTGATGGCGTTGAAATTTATAGACCCCAAAACCGCCAGGCTTCCGCCGGGGTTTAAGCAGTTTGCCGAAGCGATTGAGAAGCTGTTGAAGGACCAGAACGCGTGAAACCCTACGGCTCCACAGTCGCCCGTATCCTTCACACGCTTGAAACCTACGGGCCAATGACGCGCAGCGAAATCTGTTTTCACATTGGGATGGACCGAATGAACTGCTCTGCTGTCATCACTCGCCTGGCCAAGGGCGGGCCGAAGATACCCCAGCGCATTTACATCTCAGGCTACACGCACGACAGCGAGCACGGGCGTCGCTATCCCAGGGCAATCTATGCCGTCGGTGATCTGCCTGACGCGAAGAAACCCAACAGGCAGGCCAACCGCCGGGACAACCGCAAGCGCAGCGACAAGAAGCGTGCTGCGCACAACACCATGAACTTTGTTTTTAACCTAGCCAAGCCAAGACGGGAATACGCATGACCGTATCACAGCACCCCACCATCCGCGCCCATTTGCTGCGCAACCCGGACGGGCTCACCGTGCCCGACTTGGCGGATCGCACCGGCTTGGATGAAGACAGCGTCAGACGCGGCCTGGTCAAGATGGCCGACTGCTACATCGACCGATGGATGGGACCCAACAGGGGCCAGTACGCAGCCGTGTGGGTGGCTGTTCCGATCCCAGAAAACTGCCCGCCGCCGGGCTAGTCTTTCTCTTCGCCTTCCAGGGTCAGACCTTGCTTGAGGTTGCGCTTCTTCTCGCGCAGCTTTTCCAGTTCGGCCTCGGCGGTCTCGTCGCTGATTGAGCCCTTGTTGCGCTGCTTGCGCAAACTGCTCATCTTAATGTTGACCTCGGTCACCATGCGCTTTTGCTCGGCCTTTGCAAACTTCTCCGATGCAGCCAGGTCGATTGGTCGGGCCTTGATACCGACCGTCTGCATAGCAGCGTAGCCGGGCATGATCGGCACGCCGTCTTTGCCAATGCCGGTGTAGTCGGCCAGGGGCGTCTTGACGACCTCGCCCGTGACGTTGGCGATCACGTTCATGGCGCGCTCAAAGTGAGTGTTGCCGATGGCAATTGCCGGTGTCATCTGACGCCACATAAACGCTGCTCGTTTTGCGGCAGCTTCCGCGCTGGTGTCCGTCTTGTCGGTGATGTCCCGTCCACGGAACGTGTCTTCGTTGTACGCAATCGCCGCGATGGTTGTGAGGATCGGGCTGTTGGGCATGAGCGGAGCAATGATCGGCATGCCGCCTGCATTGTTGTGTGCGTCGAAGATGTCGCCGCCTGGGAATATCCGGCTGACGTCCAGGAACACGGGCAGGTTGGTCATGTCGTCCATACCCAGGCGGATCGTCTTCTCGGTGCCCAGCATCAAGCTCTCGCCCTTTTGCCAAGGCGGCAAGTTCTTGCGCTCCTGCTCTTCCATCTTCTTGGCCCGGTCCCGGAATTCCGGGTCGGTCAGGTAACGCTGGATCACGGTCCACCAGTCTTCGTCATCACCGCCACCCAGGCTGGCAGCCATTGCGTACATAGCCGCGTTGATTGTGTACAAAGCCACCGCTGGGGCGGCATAACGCCACGGCTGCTCCAGTGCGGTTTTGGCCAGGGCGGGCACGACGTTATACGTGTACGCAAAGAAAGGCAAACCGATGGGCACGTCCCGAATAATCCGTGCGCCCTTTGGCATGTCGTCGTAAGAGAACATGTACTGGAGCGCGTAGTCGACAGCGTCGTCCGGGCTTAGACCCTTGTTGCGCGCATCGCGGTAAATCATGTATCGGAAGAAGTCATCCTCGGCAGCGTATGCTTTGCCCAGGGGTTTGCGCAACCACAAAGACATCGCGTTCCAGATCATGTCGACTGCCTTCTTGGCCTTGCTCTCTGACATCTGGGCCAGCGCGCGCAATTGCTCGGGCATGGCGTCCATCAGTTCGGCGTGGTTGAACGTGCCGCTGAACAAACCCGCGTCCTGGGCTTCAGTCACCATGGCGTCTTTCTTGACCAGGTCTTTGATCGCGCCCACGTACTTGTGGCCGTCCCAGTAAGACACGCCAGCGAAGTGAGCCATCGTGATGTTCGACATCACGTTGTTTGCGTGAGCGACTGGGTTGAGGACGGTCTTGCCCTCTTTCCACATCGACAGACCCTTCAGGTACATCTTCAGCAGATCGTTCTGCATGCTTGTGTCGAACGCCACCAGTTGATCCAGAATTTCTTTAGGCACCCACTTGCCCGCCAGCTTGCCGTAACGCTTGGCATACGTGTCTTCCACGTTTGTGGATGGCACTTGCACGTAGCCCTCCTTCTCGATTCGGCTTGCGTAGTTGCTGGCCAGGTTTTCGTACAACCGGCCCAGTGCGATGTCGCGTTGGCTCTTGTTGTACCCCATAACGAAGCGGAACATCGAGTCACGAATCTCGCCCATGTCATCGCGCTCTGTGCGCGTGTAGTCGCGCCAGACCGTGATCTGGTCATCGACCGCTGGATCGAATGCGTCGTCTCGCACTTCCCAACCGTTTGCTTCCCAGTCAGCCAGGTCTGCAACGGGCACGCTCTCGAACATGCCGCGCGCCTTGAGGCTGCTGCCGCCGATACCCTGCATGGTTTTCTTGCGACCAAGCAAACCCTTGACCGCTTTCATCCAGGCTTTGGTCTCATCGCCCAAAGTCTTTTCGTAGAAGCGAGGCAGGTACTTGCCGTCCCAGCGGCCAGCGGCTTCTGGCGTCAGCATGCCCAGGCGCACCAGTTCCGCCGATTGCTCGGACATGATCGACTGCATGGTGGCCGCGATCTCCAGCACGCGCTTGGGCGGTTTGGCACCGCGCTTCAGCTCGGCTTCGATCACATCGCTGACCATCTCGCGCTCCTGCTCTGGCAGGTCCTTCATGTTCTTGGCCACTTCGACTGTCAGGTTCTGGGCCTTGTCGATCTCCATGCGCATCTTGCGCATCGCCCGCTTGAGGTCTTGGCTGACCGGCTTCATGGCTATGCGGTCGAGCACGTCGTTGGCCACGTCTGCCACGTATCGGTAAGCCTTGGCACCCGCGCCGAAGCGGAAGCGGCCGGTGGCGTCGCGGCTGAGCAGCCAGCCCTCGGTCTCTTTGCCCATCGGCTGGCGTTGGCTGAACGCGATGGGCGCGCCGGTGATGTCTGTGTCCAGACCGAACTTGACGTTCTTGGCCAGCACCAGGGGGCCGACCTGGATCACTTCGTCCGCGCTGAGCACGGGGCGCATGGTGTCGCGGTCGTAGAAGTAGCTGTGGCGGAATGGGTCCAGGCCGACCTGGGTCCAGGCTGGATCGTTCAGCGCGGCGTCAGCGCGGGCTTTGGCGGCTTCTTTGCTGATGGGTGACCACTTACCCAGCATGGTGGCAATCGTGCCCTTGGCGGACCCCGTAGCGATCTTGGCTGCGGCCTTCTGGTTCATGCCAAAGGTCACGTCTGTGAGAGCGGCCACCGACTCATACCCCACCACCGGGCCAGCGTCGTATGCAGACTGCACTTCGCGGTTGGTTGACTTCGGCGTATGGACGCTGACGACCCAGGCATCGTGCTCCTGGTACGAAGGAATGTCCAGGCGAAGCTGTGCCCAGTCGCCTTTCTTCAAAGTCATGGATGGCACGCCATACTTGGCTGCCTTCTCCGGGCTCTGCCCCCGGCCATGCTCCAGGGCATAGCGCGCGTCTTTGGGCGTCGTAACGGCAGGCACCGCAGCATAGGGCTGCACTGGACGCAATTCGTCCACCATGCGGTTGTATTCGGTCCTGGTGATCTTGCCCTCTTGCAGGTCCGCCACGGCTTGCTGGAGCTGCTCAGTGCGTTTGAATCGGTCGGCGCTTGTGCCCTCCACCCGGCTGGCCGCTGCGTTCTTCTGGCCAGCTCGGCTAGGCAGCATCACTTTGCGCGCAACGATTCCCTGGCCGACGTCTCTTTCGTCAGAGTACCGGACCGGGTTCTCCAAGGGGTACATGTACTTGATCTGGCCAGGCGCGATGTCGAACTTGGAATCCTTGGGGATCAGGGTCTGGTCGCGGTATTGGTCAAACTGCTTTTGCGTCGTCACCTTGATCGGCTCGCCAATCGTCACCGCGCCAATGGCTTTGGCCGGGCCGTCCCCAGTACGCACAATGGCGACCCGCTTGCCGACGTATGGGCGAAGCGAGTCCGACGTCCTGGTTTCGAGTGTCTTTTCTCCGTCAACGATCTTGTCAGCGTACTGGTTTTTTCCGTCTTGGTTGACGTTGATACCAATGCTTTCAGGTATAATCAGGCCGGAGGTTCCAATGAAATTCGATTTTGATTCCTTAGCCCCCGGCACCATGTTCTTCGACTGGAACGAAGTGCCTGTGACGGTCTCGCCAGATTGGCGTTCGGCCACCGCCTGGCTACCGGCTCCCTCCCCGCGCAACCCTTCGGACGTGCGTGAGAAAGCCGACCCGGTCGACAGAGCTGAATTCAAGCGCGTGTTTGACGCCTGCGTTGCCCGGCCAAAGTTTGCGCCTTCGGCGTAAATCTGCTTCTGGATGTCGACCATCTTGGCCTTGACCGGGCTGGGTGGCATCTCGCGCTCAAACGCGTAAATCTCATGGCCAAGGTTCTTAGCAGCCAGCATCCCTGGCGTGCTGATCTGAATTTCGGCAACAGTCCCGTCATCCAACACCACGTTGGTCAGCACGTCTTGGTACCCGGTCGACAACGGCTTGCCTTGTAGGGTCTCGCCCTTGTTGTCGGTCAGGTCAATCGACAGTCGGTTCTTGATCCGGTCGAACTTGTAGACCTTGCCGATCTCGTCAATCACCCGCTGCGCGTCTTCCGGCGTCTCCACCACGCCAGTGCCTCGCAACAGGTCTTTCATGGTGGCCGGGTCGTAACCGTTCTCGATGGCCAGCTTGGTGACTGCGCGGAACGGCTTCTTGATACCAGGCTTCTTGGCGTAGCCGCCGACGCTTTCGGCGATCTTGTCCAGGGTCGTGTCGAACGCGGGCTTGTTGCGCTCTGCCGCTGCGAACAAAGGCTTCAGCAGGTCTTCGCCGTGCGCGCGATCCGCCGCTGACAACGGGTCAGGCGGCTCGGCTTTCTTGTACTTGGCAATGGCCTCTCGGGCCTTAATGACGGTTTCCGGCTTGAGCACGTCTTCCGGCTTGAGGTCTTGCCTGGGGCTGAACCGGATGTCCGGGTTGGTCGCGTCGAACTGGCCGTTGTTGTCGGTGGCGGATTTGATCTGGGTGGGCTTGAACACCACGTACTCGGGTGGGTTTAGTTTGTCGCCGTCAAAGATGACGCCGTCATGCTCAGGCGTGAGGGCCTCAAGGGCCTTGCGCTTGGCGTCCCCAAACGACAGGCCCTGCTTGCGATATTTTTTGATTGCGGCGGTGGTGTTGAGCGGGTTCTCAATCTTGAGGTAAGCCTGGGTAACGTCACCCCTTGGAGCCTTAGTACCTGCCTTCGATCCAGTCAAGGGCAGGCTTGCGCCAAAGTCCCGCGTATAACCGTAAGCCGCTTCTGGGCTGCTTGTAAAGTAGGTGCCAGCCAAGTCGCCCTTGGCGCTGCGGGTGGTAACGCGGGTAGTATCAAACACCGTCACGCCTCGGGCAACGCTGCCGTGGTAAACCACCAGGGGTTTGCCTTCGGCGTCCACCACTTTGCTGTCGCCGAACCAACGCTTGAATTCCGGGGTCTCGGTCTGCTTGCCGCTGAACGCCACCTTGGCGCTGGGCATCAGGTGCTGAAGGCCACCACTGGCCAGGTACGCTTTGAACGCGGCTTGGCCTTTTATGACACGCTGTTTGCCATCCGCGTCGGTGAACCGATACGTGCAATCGGCCATGGTTTAACCGCCCAATTCTTGGTCGATCAGTAGCATGCCAGCTTTGTCTTGATCGACAAGCTGGATGCGCGCCAGCAGGTCGCCGTACTCGCCCACGCTGCGCCGCTGAATCTCCAGGAACTGGAGCAAAAACTGCTGCACAATGGGATCGTCTGCCGCTTCAGCGTACCAGGACTGGTAGTTGTTAAGTAGCTCCAGCTCGGTCTCGTAACCGGTTTCAATTGCGTCGCTGAAGGTCTCGATGGTTTCGTTCATCGCTTCGATCATGGGCACCTTGGCCACGGTGCCGACATCGTTCTGGAATTCAACGTGGAGCTGGTAGTGCTTCAGCTCGTCTGCGCTTTCGTTCAGGAAGAACTTTGACGCGCCAAAGTAGCCCAGGCGCTGAAGCTGATTGGCGATGTGCTTGTACAGGTTGGATGCGTAAAGCTCGGAATGGACCGCCTCGTCCAGCATCTTCTTGCAGTCGGCGGAGATGATCATTTTGGGCAACATGGCGGGTCCTTATTTGCAGTTAATCTTAACCAGGCCGGAGTCATCCAGCTCGGACAGTATGTCGAGGAAGTTTTCGTGGACGTATTTTATTTGCGCGCCGTCCGGGCGCAATTCAATCGCAGCTTCTGCGCGTGTCTTGGCCAGGCCGCGTTTGTTTAGTCCGTCGAAGATTGTTTCGAGGGGAGTGCGGGCGGCGATGAAAGTTTCCCGCTCTGCTCCTTGGAGCGCGCCAGTTGGCCTGCCCGCTTGGCCAGCCTGCTGATCTGCTCGCGCGACCGGCTTTCCAGCCACTTGTCGTGCCGGTCCTGGTCCAGATTCGGCTGCTGTGCGTAATTGTTTTCCATCAAAACCTTCTTTCGTAAGTAGTGATGCTGCCGCACCCGCGTAGTCTTGGCTAGTCACGCGAAGGCCAGCGCCCAACTTTTTATACAACTCTTGTTCAGGATACCAGATCAAGGCTTGCAAAGCCGCCGGTGGCACGCGCTTGCCCACCTGCTCCTCCACCATGGCAACCATCTGGCGAACCACGTCGCGCAGCCGCTGGCGTTCGCCGCCGCTGCCAGGGGCATCTGTGGGCTTGTCAGCCGATTTAATGATGCTACCGGAAGCACCCACCAGGGCGGTCTTGATTCGCGTTCCTGAGTCGAATGCGGCCCGTTCCTTGATGAACTGGCGGTTGTGCAAGCTGTTTACCTGGCGCGCCAGGGCGATTGCGCCTTCGTCCGTCTCCATCGCAGCCTGGACGGCAGCCGGGTCAAACTGATCGGCGTACACCCCACGCCCCGCATCTCCAGTCTCGGCCAAAGCCGCACGCAGCTTGGCCACTTGCTTGGGGAACAGCACGGGGTCAAACGCTGGCAAAGTCCCGGCCAGACGGCCGACAGTGCGCATGAACCACATGTCCATGGTAATGGGCTCAAAGTTGCCCGAAAGGTTGCTGTAAAAACCAAACCCAATTTTGGGGCCGAAGATGGCAGAGCCAAGCACCTTTTCGTCCATCGACTCGCCACCAATAGGGAAGCCAATAGTTTCCAGCTCACGTTTGGTAAATTCGCTTCGTAAAAAGCGAAGCAGTAAGTCCGGCCCCATATCAGCCAACACGTCATTGGCCAAAGCAAAATTCTTGGCCATTGGCGGGGCTGACTTGCCTTTGCCAACCTCTGGGAATTTGCCTGTTGTGCGGAACTGTTCGTATTGCTCAGAAGCGTATTTCAGGTTGGCCTCAACGTCCATTGTTTGAGACGATATGGCTACGGCAATCAAGAAAGCGTTTCGTGCGTTCGGGTCTGTGTCCAGCTCTGGGTACTTGACAGCCATGATGCGCAAAGTCTTGGCCACGGTTTCGTCGTACCACTCAACCGCGTTGCCCGCGCTACGAATTGCGGCCACTGCTTCGGACGCCATCAGCTTGGCCAGGGTTGTGCGGTCTTCGGGCTTGTTGATGTCCAGCTTGGGCAGGCCGGTATCGGCCCGGCGCTGATCCAGCCATTGCACGATCTCGGGGATTTCGCCAATATTGGGAGCGCGGAAAGTTTTGTCCTTTACGCCGCCCAACATAAGGGGCAGAACACTGGCTTCGTATTCAGCCTGGGATAACCCGAAAGAGTCAGCGACGTTGCGATAAACGCCTGTGTCTATTTTGCGCCCGCCGGTGCCTTCGTAGGTTGCGATTTCGCGTTCGAGTGCGGCGCTGGCTTCTTCGCGGATGCGATTAGCTTCTGCCCGTTTTGCAGAAAACTCGGGGGTTGGTTTCCTTGCTTCCCTACCATAGCCGTACTCCTCTTTGGACACAAAGGCCATGTGGCCGTTCGCTGAATCAATGTTGAAATTTTCCGGGCGCGCGTCTAACACGCCCACAATTTTTGAAGTGAGGTCGGCCATCTTATCAGACGGCACAGCCAAAACCATTTCCCGGCCAACAGTTGTGTGGCCGGTGATGTCTTTCGGAGAAACCTGCCGCGCAGCTTGATAAACCGAATGAACTGCGTCTTGGTCTTTCATGTTTTCCGGCAACGTGATTGTGATCAAGCCGGTTGGGGATGAGCCCTCAAAGGGTTTGGAATCCAGCACCATCATGCTGTCTTGGGTTAGGCCAAAACCGCCAATGCGCGCTATCTCCATGAGCTGCTGGGCTGACGCCGTGCTGGGCACGATAGCCGCAAAAGACGGGCTGGTGTCTTCGAGATAACCGCCAAGCTGCGTGGTAAGCCTGGCGCGTACCTCGGCCAGCTTAAAGACCTGGGGCATGATTTGCTTGGCAACGCTTTGGCTAATTTCCACCTTGCGCTCAAAAGGCACGGCGTCCCAGCGGGCTTTCAAAGCAGCGTCATTGGGGTCTGGCGCAACCTCAAACATCACTCGCGCCGGGGTGACCTTTTCCTTCTTGGCAAAGCGCACTTCGCTACCGATCCGCTCCAGCTCCGCGTTGGCTGCGTCGCGTTGCTCTGCTGGAATCTCCAGGCTGCCCGCGCGCAGGCGCGCACCCGGGATGTTGGACGTGTCGATCTGGCTCAGCTCTTTCGACATGAGCCCCTTCTTGAGTACGCTTGGAGCTGCGCTTTCGACAGGTGCTGCCGGTGCGGGCTGGCCTATGGCCTTGACTGGAACAGCTTTGTGCTTTTGGCCAAGCAGGACGACTGCTGCCTGGTTGTTGCCAAAAGGTGCGATGTAGCCGTCGAAACCGGCGTTGATGACTGCTGACTCGAAGGCGTTGAAATCCGCCTGCGGTTTTACGATTCGAGTCTGTGGATCGTAGATGTTGTCCAGCCGGGTTTCGTGGGCGTACCCGCCGACGCCGGATTCGGGGCGAACACCTGCGCCCTGGTCAACATAGAAGTAGATGCGGTTTTTAAGTCGAGGATCAGTGCTACGGTCCAGGCGATCACGCTCTGCGCCTTTGAGTCCTTGGCCATAAAACGCTCCGCTTAACGATTGACGGGGGGACGTTGAGTAGTGGCGTCCGACGACGGAAATTGCGCCCGGGCGGGCTGTTCCGTAGGCTGGGGTCGGACCGCCCCCATCTTCGCCAGTGACTCGTCCAGTTG